CGTCGCTTATAATAGTTGCTAATTCTGCACTTGTAGTTGAAGCCAAGGCGTTAAGTTTGCTAGTAGAACTTAATAACGTGCCTGAGCTTGGTAGTGTGACTGATATGTTTCCGCTTGCATTGAATGTAATGTTTCCACCACTTGTTACAAGGTTGCCACCCAGTGTTAAATATGATCCGCCTACTTGTAAGTTATTTTGTACATCTAATGAACCAAAATCATAATCATTAACAAGCGGTCTTACTAGTCCACTACCGACTCCAGTTCCGTTAAAATCTATATTGTATCCGCTTCTTGGAAAATGTTGATAACCAATAGGCGCATCAAATGACCCCATGTCTAATACCAAATTATTGCTATTAACTAGTGCAGAAATTATATTGTTCGCTACTGGAAAATCAAGTCCGTAGACTGTAGTTTGTGCATCTCCACCATAGACGTTAAATGCATTAAGATTTAAATTCGCTCCTAGTCTAGGAGTAAGGTCGTGCTGTAGTATTGTTTTAGCAAGAAGATCAACAGTATAGTTGTTACTGTTAAAAACTATAGAGTTATCTACACTAGTAAGAGTTTTAAATTCTAAGTTTAACGTTGATGAATTTTTTTGATATAAAATCCCAGTACCGCCGCCTAGATTGATACCAGTAGTTACATTTGATTCGCTGAAAAGCAAGTTAAAATTACTATTAACTTTTTCAAATGCAGTTCGTAAATCATCACCCGTTCCGTCGTTAGGGTAACTACCTAGGTTAATTTGTTGTACTGTTGTCATGTTTAATCTCTTTTAGTATTTACCGTATTTTAATAGCCGCCAGTTAACGCCGCACGTTTCCATGTGTTTGTTGCTGTACAAATATAAATGTAGTTTGCATCGTAGCTAATTTGTCCAGCAGTACCAGTTGCTGTTGCCGTTTTAGTACCGTTAGGTACTGTTCCTAATGCGGTATATAATTCGGTAAAGTTTGTGTTTACTTTGGTAAAAGCGGTGCGTAGTGTATCACCGCTTTTATCGTTATCGCTAGCACCGTTATTGATAGTCAACTTAGCCATTATATTCTCCCTACGGCAATTTCAATTACACCAGCTTCGCCAGTATCCTTGTCTTCTAATGCCTTACCAATGATAGCACCGAGTGTTGGATTCAATGCTTTAACAGCATATCCAGGTGTAGCACTTGTGGTTAGCATGTCGCCTTTCTTGACACGACCCACTACCTTACAAGGAACACGACCTGCTAGTGCAAGACAAGCTCTTGTACCTTCTAAATCGCTGTTCATGATATAAGCAGGATCAGTAGTTACAACCCCAGCGCAACGTGTATCGTTAATCATTGCGGTAGTTGTTACTTCAGCGTCACCGCCAAACACAACTACTGTTCCAGGTTCGTATTCTGCATCTGCACGATACCACTCAGCTAAGTCAGAGTAAGTAGCTTGCAATTGACTTGCACCACTTAAACTCCAATTACCTAAAATAGTACCACTGTTAGTTGCAAGTCCTGTCGACAATGTTGAAGTTAACAACGTACCGCCATATGTGTACAAGTCGATAGTACTACCGCTTTGTACCTGATACTTACCAGTCATACTTGCAGTAGTTGCGCTTGCACCTGTAGTAATTTGCGTAGCTTTTAATGTTCCGCCACTGGTATCTAATGTGCCAGTAGTTGAAATAACAGTATTACCGGTAGTACTACCTGTAGCAGTTAAGAATGTTATACCGCCTGGTGTATTTTGATTCAATGTTGATGTAGCTACAGTGAATGTATTAAATCCAGCAATTTTTAAACTGCCTACGTCAACACTCTTGTCAGTGTCAGATTTTACTAATACACTTGCGGCATTTGCTACACTTGTACCAACAACACTATACGCATTTCCTGCGGTACTAACTCCGTTGTAAGTAACAGTCATTACACCGCTTGCGGCAAAACTGCTGTTTAGAATACCACCAGCCGCACCGACCACCGATGCAGGTGTTTGCGCAGTAGGACTAGCCGCACTAGCTGTTGCATTATACAATAGTGTACCAGCTGGTATTTGTTGGATACTAGTTAACGGTACACCAGTCGTTGTACTTGTACTTGTAACATATGAAACAAATCCAGTTCCACTAACACTAAAATGATTATTATTGAAAACTGCTAGACCTAAATCTGCTTGTACAATAGCACCTGCTGTTCCTGAACCGCTAGTATTAGTTGCTAGACCTTTGGCAACGTTCATCGCTAACTTGCTTTGAGCAATAGCCGCACTAGAGTTAACCATTGTGTTGGTAACGTAGTTACTATTGATAGCAGTAACCATTCCGCTACTGTAACTAATACTAATCGCTCCAGTGCTTGCGGCATTAACCCAACGTGTTCCGTTGTAAATTAAAGTATTGCCAGAAGCTGTGCTTGTTGTTGTAACGTCGGTTAATTTACTTAATGCGTTATAACCAACTGATGCACTATCAACATAGGCCTTAGTAGCCGCATCTGTTGTGTTAACAGGTGCAATCAAGTTGGTTACACTGAAACCAGCCATGTTGATGTTGTTCTTCATTGCCAAAGAACCATCCAATGCTAAGAATCCTGGACCAATTAAGTTACTCAATGCAGTCGGACTGCCACCATATGTTAGGCCTAAACGTGCATCAATAAATGAACGGATCGCTGATTGTACAGGAACAATGTCCGATGCGTTGCTAGCCCTTGTACCGTCTGTTGAGAATTCAGCAACAACCACACCTTTCTTGAATCCCAAACCGTCCAAGTTACTCAACGCAATACTAGCGGAGAATGTAACTGTACCAGTACCTTGGTCAACGCTGAAGAACGCACCAACACGGAAAATACCGTTTTCGTCTGTCGATACGTAGAATACACGACCTACAGTTTCTTCTTTAACTTGTTTACTTGCATCGACAGGGATAGCAGGGTTACCGTAGATTTGGAATGGATAGTTACTAGTATTATAACCTCCTGTACCAATACTCAAAAAGTCATGTCCTGTTGCACGGCAAGTACTAATCTTAACTGTAATCTGTGCTCCACTATTAGCTGAATAACCTAAACGCAAGCTGGTTTGGGTTACTGTGCTATTACTAAATGGTTTACCAATACCGCTAGTGGTACTTGTAGCGTTAGTTGGTTCGCGAGTAATCAATGTAGTTGTAGTGCTACTCCATGTTCCAGGATCGTAAGGATAAGTCAATGTAATACTAGTTGTACTACTTGCGGTACATAATACATATCCGTTATATAATGAATTAGTATTTCCGGTTATGTAATAGTATGCGCTGGTCGTAGGAGCCGTAGTTAACGGCAATCCTAAGGTAACACTATATGTAGATGTTGTTCCAATTTGTGCCTTACTGACAAAACCATTAACTGCAAAATTGGTATTATAAGTAAAGTTTGGAGTATAGTAAGTCATCAATCCAGCCGCAACGCTTCCGGGATTGAATACAGCACCATCTCGAGATTGACTAATACTAATTTGATTAGTAGTGGTTGCGACATCTAAAATATAGTAAGTAGTTCCAGATACCAGATTCCCCAAAGCAGTTCCACCGCTTGGAGTCGTAAAAACAATCTGGTTTCCAGGACTTAGATTTGAAATATTGTTCAATGTTACAAGATTGGCTGTTCCTGTTATAGTTGTACTAGACACAACAAAGTTTGTACTGATTTGATTTGTTGTTGTTTGCCATGTACTACCTGTACCACTACCAGCTAGTGTAAATGTTAATCCAGTAGTTGTTGCTGGGAAGGTCAAACTTGTAGTTGTAGTAATACCACTACCACTAGATGTAGTAGATAGAGTAAATGTTGTTGCACCGTTAGTCGCCACAACATAGTAAACACTACCTGAAGTATAACTTGTTATACCTCCAGTACCGCTTGCAGTACCAGTAACGGTAACAGTTTGTCCAGAAGTAATTGTTATACCTGAATTACATGTAAACGTTCCTGCCGCACTGGCAATTTGTACACCGCTTAGTGCTTGACCGATTGGTCCAGTAATATAAGTGTAGACATTACTTGTTACAGTTCCTGCACCTGCAACGAATCCTACGCTACTGCTTGTAGTATTGGAAACAGTTACTCCGTTAACAGATCCTGAAATGCTTGAACTACTGGTATTTGCCTGAGACGCACTTAGGTTATAACTAATACCTGAAATGCTACTTGCATTTGGAACTACAGCAGTAGATAAATTCAAACTGTATGTTCCAGTATTTCCTGCGGCATATAAATTAGCTGATCCAGAAACTGCACCAGTAGTATTGTTACTGATTGTTATAATACCAGTTATAGTATTAACACCAGTGATGTAAGTGTTAACTGGTATGCCTGAAATAGGTTGTACAAACTGCCCAACCGCAACAGTATTGATACTGCCAACTGTAAAGACAGTTAATGCAATAGTGTTTACACCAGTAGACGCTTGGGTAAATGTAGCAGTAACCACAGCACTATTAGTTGCAGTTGTTTGTCCAGTGATGTATGTATTAAACTGTCCAGTTAGCGTGTTTGTCAACTGAGTAGTTCCTGTGCCAGCTGTCACTGTGTAGGCTAGGCCGGTAATATAACCTGAACCAACAGTTTGACTTGGTGTGATATAGTAAGCACTACCAGAGCCGCCACCAGGAGCATAGCTAATATATGTACCAGTAGCCTGGGTATGGAACGGACGACTGATTGTAATTATAGCACCAGCTACGTTAGTAATGTATGTGTCAGCATACACACCTGTACCAGTGAATAATTGCCCTGTGGCAAAACTTGTGCCAGCCGCAAGTGTGACAGTTGTCGCACCAGGAGCACCGCCCGAACTATATGATTGACTACCAACTGCACCTGTACCACTTGTAGCCTGCGCTGTGATGAATGTTGCGCCTGCACTTGGGAAAGAGTTGTTTGCACTAATTGTAGAAAGTCCAGTCGGTGTACCAGTAACTGTAACCAATGGAGACCCGTTCAATGCAGTTAACGTAAATGTAGTAGAGCCATTAGTTGCACTAATCAAATACATACTCGGTGATGAGTATCCAGTAATTGCTGGTGCTGGAATATTGAATGTATATCCTGTCGGAGGGTTAGGAAGAGTACCACCCGGAATATATGCACTTCCACCATAGGTTGAACTTAAGGTGAATGTTGTCGTACCGTTAGTACTAATAATATAATAAGTACCAGTAGTGATTGTTACGCTTCCGCCTGCACTACCGGTGATGTTTACAGTTTGGCCAACAATTAGTGTAGCGGCACTGCAAGTGAACAAGCCTACAGCACTAACAGTCGATACTGTCAATGTTTGTGGACTATTACTAATTGTTCCTGATATCGATACAAGCTGTCCAATTACTAGTGTTGTAGCACTTGTGGCAATTTGGAATTGTCCGCTTGTGCCAACAATTTGTAACGTGCCTTGTAAGCTACCACTATTAATATTCATTCCGGGAATGAGTGTATTATTAACAGTACCTGAAACTGTTAATACAATTGGAGTAGCAGTTACACTAATACTTGTAGTACCTGCATGGTATGTGCTAACTTGCCATGTGCCGCTGGCACTTGTCGGTGTGCTGTTAGCTAATGCACCAACAACAAATGTACCGGCAGTAATACCAGTACCGCTTAGTACATAACCAACGTTGATACCAGTACCACTTGGTGTAGTTGTAACTGTCAATGTGGTTCCTGTGATACTACCTGTAAATGTAACAGGAGTTCCAGGAGCAATAGTACTACCTGTACTTTGTGTTGTAGCACCGATAATACTAGTAACATAGGCTGTACCGGAACTAATGGTTGCACCGGTAGTTACTGTTTGACTCAATAGCTGACCGATATATACTGTACCAGTTTGTGTGCCAGCCAAGGTTAATACACCAGTTTGTGTACCACTTGGATAGTAGCTCATTATCATGGCATTTGTATTTGACCAGGCTGTAGTATTAACTACCATGCCAAGAGTCACTGTACCAGTTGCAAGTCCTGCTACTGTTAGTACACCACTAGCTATAGTACTCTGTGTACTTGTAAATGTGTTTACACTAGTAATGTAAGTGCCAGTAGTAATGTTTGCACCACTAAGCACTGATCCTGTAACAACGTTTAGCGGATTTGTAATGCCGCCATTTATAGTCAATATGTTACCAACACTTGAAAGTCCGCTTACACCAACTGAACTGGAAGTTGTACCCGCACTAGAGAAGCCAGCAGTTATTGTAAACGATGCTGAATAAATTGAGCTAATTGCATAACTTCCGTTATATCCGCTTGGAGTAACACCTGTTACAACAATATTTTCTCCTGCAACATATGGTATTGATGCAGTAGTTAAAATAAATGTTCCGGTACTACCGGTAGTAAGCAAACCATATACACTGTTGCTAGTAACTTGTGCAAGACCTGTACCACTCAACACCATGCCTGATACAATTGTACCACTACTTAGTGTACCTACTGTTAGAACACCACTACTGTTAATTGTGCTAGCAGACATTATTGCTGAATTTGAACTTACAGCAGTTGCATTGCCGCTTGTGCCTGGATCTGTTGTATATTGTAATGTTGCTTGTGTTGTATTAGAACCTGCTTGTGCAACAGTCTGTACAGTAACAGTTGATGTAATAACCGCAGTAAGTTGAGCACTATTTAATGTTTGACTTAATGCGATAGTTGGAGCACTAGTATATCCATAACCTGGGCTAACTAATGTTATTCCTGTAATAACACCACCTTGTATTGTACATGTAGCAATAGCTTGTGTAACAGCACCGCCACCACTAAATGTCAATGTTGGAGCTGTGGTGTAACCTGATCCACCGTTGGTAATAGTTACACCTGATACTGTGGCAATTTGACTACTACTAATAATAGCACCGTATTGTACCCAACATGCAGGACTTACTGTAAAGCGTGTACTATCTAAAATACTTTGAATAATTGTACTCGATGGTACATAAGCAAACGGTGTAGCAATAGTACCAGAGCCACTCCATGCACCTGTTTGAGTGCTAGCAAAAACTACAGAACTAGTTGTTCCAGTTACTACAGTATAAGTTCCATTGTATCCAGTTGGGCTACTGATACCAGAAATATTAATAACTGAACCAGCGGCAAACGGTATTGTTGACTGTGTATTAAATGTAACTGTTACAAATCCAGTTTGCGGTAGCGATTGTGTTAAGCCAGTCAATGCAATAGTAGTTGAAATATTATTAACAACCATACCAACTGACAAGTTTGAAGTACTTGATACAGTAATAGTAGTAATATTTGTAACGCCAACAACTTGCCATGTACCATTATAGGCTGTATTTGTCTGCCCCGCAACAGTCAAGTAACTGTCTACCACTGGAAGAACAGCATTAGGACTATAAGGAATATTAAAAGTTATATTCTTTCTACTAGAAGTAACCGCAGAATAACTAGCAAACGTCATAGCGTTCACACTAGTACCAACACTAGATAAATTATAAATTGCGTTAGGATCTAGAGTCAAATACGGATTTGCCGCAACACCAGATATAATTGTTCCTGACGGAGTTCCGGATGCTGCCGCAGTCAATACTACAGTTGCAGTGACGCTGTTGTTAACTGTAACGGTTGATACACTTTGAACATATTGAGTTCCATTAAATCCGTTACCTTGAATAACTTGTCCTACTGTTATCGTACCAGCAACACTGGTAATAACCAATGTCAATGTTCCAGAATTATAACTGCTATAAGTTCCGCTAGCAGGTACAACTGCCGGTGTATAGCTGATTACACGGAATGATTTTCCACCCCATGCTGTAATATAGATACCTTGATTAACTTGGTTAATTGTAGTAGGATCTGAAATACCCAATACCGCAACTTTACTATCTCCTAGACTATAACCTTGAGTAGCTGTACTGAATGTTACAGGTCCGTATGGTTGACTAGCAGGTACCGCACTTAATGTAATAGCATAGTAACCGCTATTAATTGTCAAGGTATAGTTGCTTGAGAATAAACTTCCAACAGTTCCAGGAATGTAAGTATTATTAACTCCACCATATTGAGTAGATAATGTAAATGTTGTTGTACCGTTTGTACTAACAATATAATATGTTCCAGAAGCTAATTGCGCAATGGACCCGCCTTGCGTTCCGCTAATAACAACTACCATACCGACTGACAGTGCAGTTGCATTAGTAGTAGTAAATAATCCAGAACCGTTAACACTTGTGAGAGCAGTAGTTGTTATTGATGTTACTGCTGTTGGAGAAGTAACGTTAACTACTTTCTGATTTGTTAAACCTTGTCCACTAACTATCTGACCTGTAGCGATTGAACCACTTGTTAGATTGTTAACATATAAAGTTGTACTTGCAACACTATTTGAAGGACCAGTAATAGTGAAAGTTAAATTATTTGCAGGTGTTGCTCCGCCTAAACTTGCACCAGGAAGAACAATATTATCACCAGTAGCATATCCGTAGCCAGGACTTGTCATTGTAATAGTTACAGTACCTGTTGTATACGAAGTTCCACCACCAGTTTTAACAACTGTAAAGACAGCACCAGAACCTTGTCCAGTTGTGCTATATTGTGTAACTCCGGTATAGCTGTTAGCGGCACTAACACTAGTTCCAATAAATGTACCAAATGTTGTTGTTGAAAGAATACTACCAAGATACAGTACATTTGCCTTGGCTGTATAGTTTGCTATATCTCCAGTGGTAACATTGCTTGCATCGATAGTAAACAAGTAGTAGGCAAAACTTGCATCAATGGTTAAGATGGCAGTGTTAGCCGGCAATTGTTCACCGGTACTTTCAATTAATCCGTATGCAATAATACGATAGATGCTACCTAAATTGGTAGTAAATTGCAACGCTGTACTTGGGCGAACTGGCTTGACGTTACTGATATTATAAAAACGCCATTGTTGTAATCCGCGAATAACAACGCTTTGTTGATCATACAATGCATAAGCAAGACCTGTTGTAACAGTTGCGTTAGTACCTTGTGTACTCAGACCCAATGCCAATACGTTCTGTCCGTTGACATATACGCTGGTATGACTTACAGTACTAATCAAGTAACGAGTAATACCGCCACCGCTAGCTGTGTGGTCAATTTCTAATTCACTTGTGCCTTCGGGTACAAATGCATAGTTGATAATGAAAACTTGTAAATTATGTCCAGTTGTTGTTAACATTTCTGAAGCATATATACCTTGTTTATATATCTGTGCCACACCAATCATATCGTTGGCAATGTTAACTGCGTTAGGCAATTCAGTGACGTCAGCACCTGTCGCACGTAGACCGTATACGCCATACGAACTTGAACCAGCTACTGAACGAATCTGTCCTCCGTTCAATGCCCAATAACTTACATAGTCATAATATGTAAACGCACTAACAGCTTCCATCGCGCCGCCGTTAGTTGCAACTAGTGCATAGCCTAAGTCGTTGACTTGTGTAAAGTCATTACTCAACATTGATTTATTACCGCCCATCTCAATGTTGATTGGAATGTTTGCACCGTTGTTTAAAAATACATAAACACTATCTTTGATGTCAACACTACCGGTACCAAATACATAACTTCCAGCGGCTTGTGTAGTTAAATTATTGGTTAGTGTAACTGTAGTGCTGCCGGGAACAAACGTATTAGAAACAAACGTATTTGCAGGAACACCAGTTCCGCTAACACTTTGTCCTGGATTTATTCCGTATCCGATACTTGTAGTGAAAGTTAAACCTGTTACAGACCCTGCAACAGTTGTTATTGGTGCACCACCAGGAGTCTTTGATAATTTAAATGAAGTAGTGCTACCACTGAATATAATATAGTATACAGTTCCGCTTGAATATCCGCTGATGCTACCAGTTCCGCTTGACGTACCAGTAATAGTAATAGCGTTGCCCAATATCAATGTAGCACTGCTACATGCAAAGTCGCCAGTAGTGCTAGTAATACTTACACTAGACAACACAGATGTAGTTGAAGCAACAACTAACGAGTTTGTTCCGCTTACACCACCGCTTGACCATGCCACAGTAGTTGTTGGATACAAATTACTTTGTATTGCATAAAAATCTGCTTGGGCGGTAGATGATTGTGCAGTGATAGTTGGCACTGTTCTTACCCATGCACTAACAGATCCACCGCTCAATGTCAAAATTGTTCCACCGATACTGCTACCGCCAGTGACCGTTGAACTTAAGGTTGCGGCCTGACTTAATGTACCTGTACCGGTTGATAAGTTAATACTACCTAAAGTTGTACCCGCAAGTATTCCAAGCCCACTAACGCTAACACCGTTAGTCAATGCCGGATGATATGACAAGTTTGTAACTGCGGTGCTACCAGCAGTGATAGTACATACAATATCGTTATCAAAAATTCCGTCAGCTAGATAGTCAATTATCAAGGCTAATAATGTTTGGATTGTGGTAGCCTGTGTTGATGTAGCCGCAGTATAACTGGTCTTGTCTTGTGTGGCCAAGTTACCAATACTTGGTGTTACGGTTTGATTTTGAACAATCTGACTAAGAACACTTTGTAAGCGAGTAAGACCCGCAGTATAAACAGGTCCGTAATTAGACAAGTTTACATAGAATGTTTGTACTAGATCATAACACGAACTATTTCCACCGTATAGTAAGTCATAACAAATTGCATCTACAATGTATCCAGCATCCCTTTGAGTTTTAACAGCGTTGTAAGAAATTAAGGTATTGGTAACAAAATTACTTGCAATATAAGAACTAATTTCGTTCTGAATGAAAGTTTTGTTTATGGTAAGTATTTTTCTAGCATTGCTAACGGCTGTACTAACTCCAACTGGATCAGCCCATGTTATCGATGGCAAAGATACACTACCGTTAATAATAACGTTATTGATAACTGCAAGGCTGTTTATTACACTAGTTTGATTAGCTGTTTGTAAAGATAAGTTAGTAGAAATGATACTACCGATCTTTGTTATACCCTGTGTAACAAACGTTTGTGCAGTTGCACTAACTTGGTTTTGAGGAGCCAAGTAAGTTATTGCAGTACGTACAGTTTGATAGTTAGTGCCAAATACCATGTCGTAAGCAACTGCTTGTGTTATATTTCCTACGTTATTAACAAATGTGCTGATACCTAACAAGTTAGGAGGATAGAACGGAGTACCGACATCTAACAATAATACCGCGGTATATGTTAAACTGTTAAAACTTTGTACTTGATTAATCTGGTAACGGAAACCCTGCAAATAAAATGCTGTTGGAGTCTGCGGAGGACGTACATCAAGCCCACTATTTTTTGTACCGGTTACTGTAACATTATAACCACTGTTGGTTATGCCAGTAATATTACCAAATAGTCGGCCTGCAAATCCGTCTGCAAGCTGTCCGCCAGCAAATCGTTGTTTGTTAACACTACCAGAGAAGCTAGCCGATTCTTGACCGTATGGTGACTTAGTTTTGATCTGACCTTCTGGGTCAAGTACCATCATAAATCCGCCGTGTCCTTGACATGTAATTAACTTAATACGAGTTGCGTCATTACATAAGAATACATCAATATTTTTATTGTTCTTTGGAGTACTTGTTATATCTAATGGGTCTGTCAAATAATGACGTCCGTAATTAATAGTTCCCCATAGATGCCAAGTGTTTACAGCCAGTGTGCCAGCTGTAGTAAATGGGTAGATGGTAGTACAATTTAAAACGTTTCCACTAACTGTATTAACGACGGCTTTACCAACTGCAATATTTCCATAGGCTGTTGCAGAAGTTGTCGGTGCTGGATTATTGAAAGTTACAGTTGCGATTCCACTGCTTACGCTACAAGTGATTACAGTATATGTTCCATTGTAATTACTAGGAGTCATTCCTTCGATGTTAATTACATTACCAACGGCATATGGATTAGCAGTTATAGTTGGAGCTCCGGTAACTGCTACGAATGTCATTGTTACTACACCTGCACTAGCTGATGCACCAGTAACTTTGTAAACATTTTCTGTCAATGCTAGTCCGATCCAGCTCTGCGGTGCTTGTACACTTCCACCTAGGGTAGCTGTTAATGCACCACTAGTACTGCTTAATGTTATGCTTGTGTTAGATAATGTTGCATAATCGGAGTTATAATTAATAAGTCCAATTTGTAACGCATCAAAAATAGCATCACGATAGAAGAATATAGTTCTCCAAGGACTTTGACTTACACGATCTAACGGGCGAATAATTGTACGACGGAAATCGTCACCGCTAATTGTACAGTTTGTTGGCAATTTGATCGGGTAGTCTTCATAGTAGATACCACTTTCAACATAAATTGTTATCTGTTGATTAGGAACAGTTTCACCGTAGTCTAATGTTTCACCAACTTGGAAGAATCCAGGCTGGGTTAGATTTATATAAAGTGTATCGGTTGGTTGATTTACACCGCCAGTGTTTCCTGGCAAGTAGGTGATAATCGTACCGTATGCATTACTGGTACCGCCAACTAGTACTTTTCCTGGAATAATGTGTACATTGCTTGGTGTACCTTGATCAACGTATCCGTTACCACCGTTGCTGAATGTTACAATATAATAACCGTCACCAAAATAAGGTGTTGGTGCGGCACTGATTCCGTTTTTAATAATACTTAAGGCAAGAGCAACTAAGGTCGTATACAGAGTCTTGGCCGGTGTAGTTATTGTTACTGTTGGATCAAATACTTGAGTTACTAGAGTTTGATTACGACTTTGTGTAGTCTGTGCCAATACTTGATAAACTAACCCAACATTGTTGCCGCTTCCGTCACCAAACGCAAATTGAAGACCGTCTAGTGTTTCGGTTAACTGTGCGCCAATAGCTAATAACGATGACGAATTTTTATAGTAACTTAAACCTGCATTGATACTTTGATAATTACCATTTACTCGTATGTCAATAGCAATGGCGTCTACAATGTAACCAATGTCTCTATAACACGTAGATTGGTTATAGCTAAATCCGCCTTTGTAGGTACTAACTATGTAATTTACACTGCTAGTTGTTATTGTATTTGTATTTGAATTTATAATACCTTTAACTGTGATATATGTATTATTATAGATAGTCGAGTTAATTGTAGGCGGTGTAATTGTAAACGCTTGAGTAGTGATGATACCGGCATTAACTGAAGTAGTAGTTAGTGTGGTAACACCAACCACAGTTGATGTTGAAATGCTAGTAGCACCGATAATAGCAATAGTCTCATTGAATAAATTATTAACAACTCCAATGGCTCCAGTTGCGCTACTCCAAGTTGATGAGTTCTGTACTTGCGCAGATATTTTTCCAACACCTGATACAAATCCTGATGTACTGGTAGCATTATTTTGAACCACAACATAGGATAGCCCAACACCTACTACTTGAGCACTAGTTCCAGAACTGGTGTTGTATTGACTTGGTGTAAGTCCTTGTATTGTTATGTATTGTCCAATAGTGAATGGGTTGGCAGTCTGCGAAGCAAACTGTAATCTTACATACCCAGTACTTGGTGTGCTAGGAACAATACCAGTCACGGACAAATAATTTCCAACTGTTGGACTTAATGGAGTATTTCCTAATACTGAACTAAGTGAATTTTCTATGTAGCTTAGTGCGGCAGTTATTGTACTAGATACGAGTCCGGTAGTTGTTGCATCGGCCGAAGCTAAAAATACTTGTGCAGATGCAGTGGTAGCATAATTTCCACCGTAGGTAAGATCATATGCAACTGCTTCTATTAAGTAACCGATTGCACGTTGGGCGTAAGTTTTCTTTAAATCGTTATCTAATATTCCTGAATAGTTGGCATTGATCCAACTGGTAAATTCGCCTTGTAAGAATTTTAAGTTATAAGTTAAGACACTTTGTGCCGAACTGTTAGAAGAACTAATACCAGTAGGATTAATAAAACTTACAGCAGATCTTGTGCTAATTCCGTTAGTTAATAAATCTGTTACTACTTTAAACAACTGACCTATTTCGTTATTGCTAGTAGCATCGTTAATTACAGCATAGCTGGCATTGATAAAGTTAGTAGCAAGTTTTACTAGGCTAGTAGAGATTTCAGTACTGGCCACAGTTTGACTAGTGTCAACTGTCCATGTTAAACCAGATCCTCCAGTTATTTGTGTATTGCTTATAACACCATCACCGCTAATAATATCCCCGTATCCAAAAGGAGTTCCAGGACTAGCAC